GATCCGTATAACTATTGGTCATGATAAGATCATCGAATGTATTCGGAAACCAGTACTCGAGCCATTTTTCGGTTTGATCACGCGCGTAACTTTGGCGACCCGTAACGATATACATAGTATCGGCGTGTTTGCGTAAATGTCCCATTTGTTTACATACACCTGGGATCGGTTTAAGTTTCGCAAACGCCTCGGATTCGTAAAAATCATGGACCATGTTTCGCGATTGGGTTTCGGTAATGTTAAACATATCTTTATAGACGTACGGGTACTTTTGGGTGGTCGGCATTTTGTATCCACGGAACTTTGCCATAGGCTTAACGAACGAGACGAGAACTTCGTCGATATCAATAGCAACTCTTTTCATTTAAATAATAATATATAAAAATCTCTAACTGTGTTTTTTGTGATTGAAATTTTTATTCAGGTATAGTAGAGTATGGCGGATAAAATACCCGTCGTCGACTATAGCAGAATGGAACGACTCAAACCTCCAGAAAATACAGTTATACCGCTAAACGCGAATACACTTTGTTTGTTTCTAATAATTGCGACCATAATTGGTCTTTATAAACGCCACGTTGATATTAGTCAAGATCGCGAACGACGTCGTATTTGATACACTCGTTAGGGTCGAGGTAAACGTCACGTTTCATAAGTTTCTTAAGTTGTTTATCAGGAATATTGGTTTTCTCCGTATAGGTTTTCTTAACCATGTTCATGAGTTTATCACACATTTTCATCTCATCCTTAACTTCCTCGTATTTCCCCCAAAACCCGGTCGTGGATATTTGGTGAATGAGAACGTGTGCGTTCTTACCGATAAGACGTTCGTGTCCACCCAAAAGAAGGAACGTTGCTGCTGAACAGCACTCACCTTGTGCGATCGTGATAACCTTAACGCGTGATTTTTCGAGGATGTTCATTGCACTCAGACCCGCGAATAAGTCACCGCCTCCGCTACATATATGTATCCGAATAACGGGTTCATACCCCATAAGTTCCGCCTTTTGTTTAAGAAGTTTAATTTCGAGTTTCTTAAACTCTTCTATAAATTCGAGAATATCCTCGTTCGTGATTTCACCGTAGTATAATATTTCATTACCGATAACACGTGTGATTTTAAATTCATCCTCATCCGTGTTAGTGGTTGTAGACATTATATTTGAATTATTCTATAATTTCTTCTTTAATCAACTTTTTTATTTTTGTAACTTCGCGTTGTTTAAGTTTATTTTGTATTGCTAAATGATTCATTACATCGAAGTCTTGGGGTATCAGATTATATTCTATAAATTTAGAAATATCACCTTTTTGTGCATACATTCTAAATAACATAAACTCTTGGTGTTTGAAATTAGATCTTGAACGTACCTGTATACTTCTTATTTTCTGTTCACGCATTCTCTGATTACCAAATTTTGTCCAAAACCTACCCGGTCTAATATTTTTCATATCCATTTTTTTCGTAAAATACATTTTAGGTATTTTTATGGCGTTTAGTACAAATAAAGGCATGATATCCCAATCTCCTTTATACAATTCTGAATCGTAAAGATCTGCTAATGAAAGTGCTCGTGTTATTTTATCCATATTATCATCGACACAATCTATATAATTTTCTTGAATAAGTGACCACATGTGTCCATGTTCCGTAAAAGTATCGCATATATTTATATCGTGTCCGTTACATAAAATATCTACCAATTGATCCTTGGATGTTTGAAATATATCCTTATCGTATGGAAAATCTAAATAACTAAAGAAATTGTATATATTACCCAAACACTTGTTTGCGGCTAACGAGGAGTTGGCATGATTTGGTTTTATCTTCATAATTTCTTCGGGTTTTGCCCTTGGTATTATAATTGTAGTAAAGTTATCTACAAAATGAATACTTTTTGATGTTACTACAAGTGGTTTTTTAGTTATACTTATACCATTAGAAACGTCTTCGACTATATATTTATATTTATACGCATCATTTTCATAATCTTCTATATACGTATACATATTTGAGTTTTTTATTGTATCCATAAATATATCCTTTTTCTGAAGAGGATCATCCCATATTTCAATACTATTACATTCGTCAAAGACCTGTTTAATTATAAAACTTTTACCGTAACCCGCCGAACCGCATAAAAATACATTTTTACCAGATTCTATACATTTTTTCAACAATAGTATTTCTTTATCATGAATCGATAATTCTTTTATCTTTTTTTCTTTTTTTATAATAACAAAGGAATCCATGTCAGGTGACGAAAATGATCTCGCTAATCAAGCTTTAGATATTTTTTTGGATAACGATATTCTTCAAAAACGTATAGTAGATCCTTTAAAAAGAAAAGTTGCTCCTTACATATTATGTTTTGGTATCTTTAACTTATCCATTTTTGTCATGATTGCTTATTTATCGAATCGCATTTCTCTAATTATTTAGATATGTCTGGTTGGTCTTCTTCTCCCTCTCCCTCTTCTTTTGGTATTTCCGTAACAACTTCCATAAGTTCAGTTCTACGTCGTATTTCTTTCATGAGATCACCTTTGAGACTCACGAGGCCTTTATCTTTTAGATCAGCAATTTCGTTAACACGTTGTTGTTTCCCTTCTATATCAGATTTTATCGTTTTTTTAGCCGTCTGAATATTACCACGTATATCTTCGAGTTCTTTTTTAAGTTCTCTTTTTGCAGCACCACCTACAGCGTCTTTCAATTTAGTAATAATTGTATTTTCAGCTATAGCTTTGAATGGTATTATAGGCTGTATATGCATAATCTCAGGTTTGAAGAATGCATTATCATCAGGAAACTCACGCTCGAATGCGTCTATCATTTTTTTGGGTACATTTGGAGACTGTTCTATTAAACGATCATATTCCGCTCGCATATTTTCAATCATAACAGTTCCATTTAATGTTCTTTCTGAAAGTGGTAACGTTAATTCGAGACGAATTGTTCGAGAAATTTTACCGTATTGTACAGAAGCAACTCTATGACCTTCCATTAATTCATTAATTTTAAGAAATTGCATTATAGTTGTCGCGATCGCTGTAATAAGATTAAGTCCACCAATTGCCGATGGTACGAATGGTTGTACTGTGGGTGGGAAAGTCTCTTGTGCAAAGTTAGCAGTACCCGTAATAGTACTCACAATAATCAATGGTATTGTAAACTTCATACTTAAATTTTTGAATGAACAATATGCTTGGTAGTGCATGTACCTATAACATGCAGCAGCTTCTCCCCAGGACTTAAGTATTTTTTCCTGTTGAGGATGCCATATTTTGGGTAATTTCTTTTCTTCGTTCATACTAATAGAGATGAATATTATATTCTTCATTCATTTACTTTTTTTCATAACAATGCTTGTTGTTCCTTTTATGAAAAATAAACAAAATCTCGAATTTTATTCGATTTTAGTACCATTCATATTCTTTCACTGGTCAGTCAATGATGATACGTGTGCATTAACACAAATGGAAATGGTTGTTACGGGTAATAAAAAAGAAGAAACTTTTTTTGGACGCGTTGTTGGACCTATCTACAAAATGGACGATAATGCAGCTAACAATTTATTGAAAAGTCTTTTATTCTTTTTATGGTTACTTGTACAATTTAGATTAAATAGAGTTGACTTGAGCCCACTTCAAGAATTGAAAAAACGTATTTTGAAATAATATAATATTGGTGTATATAAATGAAGAATAAGACAAAAAGTAAACTTTTATTTTTTACTATAACGGTACTTATTGCTATTATTGCATATCAATTATATAATCCTATAATTATAAAAAAACAAGAAAAGATCCCAGTTAGAGTTGCTGTTCCAGTTAGAGTACCGGTAAGAATTCCTACAGAAAAAGAATATCGCGAACCACCTATAAAAGAATATAAACCAGGACATGTTCAACAAATGGGAATATTAGTTGGTAATGATGACGAAACTTTACCCTTATATGGTAAAGAAGTTCGGGGTAGACGTGATAGATACCATTATTATACTACAACGCCTGGTGATCAAATGTATTCACTTCCAATTACACACGACGCGCGTGATTGTATGGAAGATATTGGATGCCCCGAATTTTATGGTAATGAATCCGTTTCGGTTTTAGGACAATCGGGTTCGTTTCAGGCTAAGATGTACAGAACAGATAATTTCTTTTGATTATCGACCGATAAGTAATATATACAAACACGCTAAACATAACATACTATTTGATAAAGATGATATCGTCTTAGTAACATTTGAAACCTTATTAGGTACTGTCATTGTTATGAAACTATCAACACATGTTAAAATAGAAGACAGAAAACATATAAAAAAAAGTTGAGTTAACCTATCCATTTATATTTATCAAATAAAAAATAATGAGTAATATAAATGAAGATTGATTTGTTAAAAGACGAAGCAAAACGTCTTGGTCTTCGCGTGACTAAAAAAATTAGGGGTAAACGTCTTCCTCTGAGTGAAAAAGAACTTAAGATGAAAATTCAAAGACGGCGTCCACCAGCTTTGGAAATTCAGGTTCGAAATTCAAAAAAACTTATACGAACGTGTAAATCACTTTTACAAACAACGGAACCAACTGTTCCGCGTGCCCGTAGAGTTTCTCAACCCGTTACACGTGCACCACCAGTTCCACGCGCACCACCTCCACCACCGGTCCCAACTAAAAGAGATCCACGCGCAAATTTAATGACTGCTTTAAAAGCAGACCTTAAACGCCGTGGTCTTAAAGAAAAGATAAACCAAACTTCTTAGATATAATCTTTTTTGCACCTTCGAGTTCTGGGTGACTCCATAAAAGCCATCTCGACCAAAATCCTGCAGTAAAAAAACCTGTTTTTGTCCAGTTTTCTTTATCACTCCGAGTTACATCGAGCATGTTTTTATGAACCAGTTTAAGATCAGTTTGTTTTTGTATCATATGAGGAACAAACCCACCGTGTCGCGTTACGTATGAACGCATGCGTAATGGGTTTTTATGTAATGTATAGTCTGAGTACCCTCTTGCCCCAAAATCAACTATTTTTCCATTTTCAAAAGTAACTCTAAACTTTTTATCAAAACGTGGACTTTTTTTTAAACGAACACGCATATATAATTACTGAATATAATTTTCACCGCGTCGTTTACGTCTAATCAATACTATTCCTAATGTAAGTGATATTATCCAGGCCTGGAATTGTGTTATACCATAAGGTTCTTCAATCATAAACATATTTATATAAGATACACTTTATTACTTTATATATCTAATACTTGTTTTGTAAACGTACAAGCGTGTAATGATGGTACAGATGTACACATGAGATAAATAGAGAAATATAAACACCTGGACTTTTTCGCAAATTCTTGCTCAATAGAATAAGAGTAGCAATTGTAAAAACTGTTATAGTTGGTATGGCTAATAAACCGATTTGTGTATCTGTTAAAGATGGATCTTTTACTGAAACTGTTGGATTCATTTAATATACACTGAGAAAATATAATTATAAATGTTTTCTACAAACAGCCATGTACATTTCTTTACCACCTATAAGTTCCGTCTGGTTATTATCAACTAGACGCTTTGTGAATGGCCCGTGTGTACCATCCATACATTTCATACACATAGCTGACAATTTGAAAACTTTATCAGCGAGAGGTATACAGTCTAAAATTTCACCTATTTTGTTCTGTTTATAATCACCATCTAAACCTGTCAATAATATAGTTTTACCATTTCCGATTGCCCTTTTGACAAAAACTTTTAGACCAATAAAAAACTGCGCTTCGTCTATGGCTATAACGTCTACTTTATCGTAATTAAGCCGTGCCAAGTCGTTCGTTTTTACACAATTAAATTTGATGTTATCATGTGTTCGTAATACTTGTTCCAAACACCGAGTGTCTTTGCTTGAGTTTATGACAAGAATATTTTTACCTATAACCTGATACCTTTTTAAACGCCTAACAAGTTCTGACGTTTTACCAGAAAACATATTTCCCATTATAATCTTGAGACTCATTTACAATCAAACGTGTTATGTTTTTATACTAATTTATTTTAATGAGATAAAGAAATACGTATATATTTAGTAAAATGACTTCCGAAGAAACAACACTTCAAATTAAAAGATTAACACTTGACGCGACTTTACCAACGCGCGCATCACCGGGATCAGTTGGTTACGATTTATATAGTTTACACGATACAGTTATTCAACCTGGTTCTAGAGATATTGTGAGTACGGGTATATGTGCAACAATTCCATTGGGGTGCTACGGTAGAATTGCACCACGTTCGGGTTTAACTGTACGTTACGGTATTCATGTAGGTGCGGGTGTGATTGACCCTGACTATACGGGCGAATTAAAAGTCTGCCTATTTAATCTCGGATCTGTTCCGTTCGAAATTAAATCGGGGGAGAGAATTGCTCAGTTAATTTTAGAAAAGTGTTTAACACCCCTTATTCAAGAAGTGACTGATTTACAAAAGACTATGCGTGCTAACAGAGGATTTGGTTCCTCTGGTGAATTATAAAATTTAATAATTGTTTAGTTTCCGAATGCAACACCACCCATACCATTCTTAATTCTGAGAATGTTATAGTTGACTGCATACGCACGAACAAAGTGTGCATTAGACACATCTGGATCACTGATCGTAATTTTAGCATTATCAATTCTCGAAAAGTTCAATGTACCAGTTGGTTGAGACTTGTCCATTGTGAGCGAAAATGGCCACGTCGCAATTGGTTCGTCTTTAGCACCTGGTGGGAAATACGAACAATGTCTGGTTGGAACAACGTTGCGGTGATATTCGAGTGACATGTTTTCGAAGAGTGGTGTACCGTTAATAAACATGGACGCAGTACCATTTGTACCAAATATATACGTAGAATCAGTACCAAATGCGGCAATGTGTACGGCTTTAACGGGGTGGTTAAAGTACGTAAGATCGATGGTTTTTTCCGTACCGGTCATTGGTTGAAACTGTGTCTGTGTGATAAGAATTTCGTGTTCTGTTTTAGCAAAGAATTCTCTTTCTTCTGTGTCGAGGAAGATGTATGAACCATATACCTTTGGTGTAGACCCTGGTACAAATGTACCGTTTCTACACTTGATTCTGATTTCAACCTGGTGGTATTGGAGACCGACGAGGGGTAAAGATTTGGTCCAATCTTCACTGAAGAAGAATGGAATAACGTAGGAATGGTCCGACGAGTTTTCACCTTTATCGTCGCAACTGGCCCACGCAGAAGCTTTAGCTTGTGTAGTGTTATAAAGAGCACCGTGTGCACTATTGATGAATCCCGTATCTATTTTAGACACTTCTTGACCACCTACCCAAAGTGAAAATTCGGTTGGCTGGGAGAATGCGGTTTCGTTTTTATTGTATATACTAGCGTTATCGTTTTTATTGTTGATGTCTGTACCTTCAATCCATATATAGCTTAAAAGATCTCCCTTGGATTTAATTGGGATGGAAACTTCGTTTCCCGAACCAAACGTACCGATATAATCGAGGCGTTCTGGTTTAATTGCAAAGTTGGTGTGACGTTTATAGTTTTGTCTGAAGAACGAGACTTGTGGGTCGCCTGTGATGTACACATCTTGGGCACCGACCGATACGAGGTCAATCAAAGCAGCTGACATATTTTACTAATATAGTATATTAAAAAAATTGAGCATAAACGTATTAAGAGACATGGTTGTTTTTCAAGCCCTCACATGGGAAACCGAAGATAAACACGCACAGCATTTGATACATATTTTTGGAAAAACACAAGAAGGTAAATCTGTATGTGTTACGACAGAATTTTCACCTTATTTTTTCATAAAACTCCCTACTGATGATTATAGTACACGCGCCGAACTATATTATGAGAGTATTATGAAACGGTGTCCTGGTTTAATAATTAGTTATGAGATACAGTCGTCTATGGACGTATGGGGGTTTCAAGATAGTAAAAAGTTCTATTTTATGAAACTTACTTTTGAAACACTGGCAAATCGTCGTAAAGTTGGATACGCTCTTAAAGAATCGTTGAGGATATATGAAGAACCGCAACCACGAGTATACGGTGAACCGTACGATATACCGGAACCTCAATTTGTAAAATTGAAACTTTACGAGTCCAATTTGGAACCGGTCCTACGGTTAATGCATATAACTGGTATTCAATCGACTGGATGGTTGGATTCTGGTGATGAATGTACACCGACAAATTATGCAAACACTGATTTAGATTTGATGTGTTACGACTGGAGAAATCTAAAATCTGTTAATAAACCTGAAACTGCACCATTCGTTGTAGCTTCTATTGATATTGAGTGTAATAGCTCTACTGGTAAATTTCCTAGTGCGGATATATACGGTGATTGTTGTTTTCAAATCGCCGTTTCGTTATGTTCATTCGGTACTGATATACCTTATGATAAGACGTGTTTCTGTTATAAGAAAACGGACCCTGACCTAGAAGGATGTACTATTCTAAGCTATGATTCAGAAAGGGGAATGCTTGAAGCCTTTAGTGAATACATGGTAAAAATGGACATTGATATTATTACCGGATGGAACATATTTGGATTTGATATGGAATATATAATGACGCGTGCAAAAATGGTCGGGTGTTCCAAAAACTTCTTTGAAATGAGTAAACTTAAGGGGTATAAATGTGAAATGAAAATTAAGAAGTTATCTTCTAGTGCACTCGGTGACAATGAACTCAAACTCTTACCAATACCCGGGCGTTTTATATTCGATTTATTTCACGAAGTTAAAAAGGGGTATAAACTTGATTCATATAAACTTGACAACGTTTCTAAATTATACCTAGGTGATCAGAAAATAGATATGTCTCCTAGGGAGATGTTTGCGCGTTTTAAGGAAGAAGATCCTGTAAAATTACGTGAGGTAGCGGAGTATTGTATTAAGGATACAATTCTTCCACACAGATTACTCTCTAAACTTTGTATACTTATTAACCTTATAGAGATGGCAAAGGCAACTTGGGTACCCTTATGTTACCTTGTAGAAAGGGGTCAACAAATTAAAGTGTTTAGCCAGTTAACAAAAAAAGCACGCGAAATGAATTATATAGTTCCTACTATTCAATGGGGTGAAGGGTTGGTAGATGGATACGAAGGAGCAACTGTACTCGAAGCGCAAAAAGGTGCGTACTATACACCGATAACCGCTTTGGATTTCGAGGCGTTATACCCATCTATAATGGTCGCACACAACTTATGTTATTCAACCATGATTATGGACCCCATTTATGAAAATAAAAGATTATATCCAGATTTGGAGATCGAAACGTTTGGTAATTATAAATTTGTACAAAATGTACCGAGTCTTGTACCGAGTATCTTAACAGAACTTAAACAATTTAGAAAACAGGCTAAGAAAGACATGGCCAAATCATCGGGATCTTTGAAAGAAATGTATAACGGTAAACAATTGGCGTATAAGATATCAATGAACTCTGTGTATGGTTTCACGGGTGCATCGAAAGGTATGTTACCTTGTGTTCCCATAGCGTCAACAACAACAATGAAAGGACGTATGATGATAGAGGATACTAAGAATTACGTCGAAAAACATTACCCGGGTGCGAAGGTAAGGTATGGTGACACGGATAGTGTAATGGTTGAATTTGACGTCGGTGAACGTAAAGGTGAAGATGCTATTAAATATAGTTGGGAACTTGGTGAACGCGCGGCGGATGAGTGTACAAAACTTTTTAAGAAACCAAATAATCTCGAACTCGAAAAGGTATATTATCCATATTTTCTATATTCGAAGAAACGATACGCGGCAAAATTATGGACAAAGGGTAAAGATGATAAGATGAATATGGATTATATAGACGTAAAAGGTCTTCAACTTGTTAGACGTGATAATACACCGTACATGCGTGAAGTTTGTAAAGAATTACTTGATGTTATTTTGGAGAGTAATGACACAGTTGCACCAAAGGCACTCGCTTTACAACGTGCCGTAGAATTACTAGAAGGTGACGTTCCTAATGATAAATTGATTCTTTCACAACAACTTGGAGACTCGTATAAATCTCAGAATTTGCCACACGTACAAGTTCGTAATAAAATGCGCGATAGACAACCCGGTTCTGAACCACAATCTGGTGATCGTGTACCTTTTATTTTATGTAAAACATGGGATCCTCGTGCAAAAGCATACGAAAAGGCAGAAGATCCTAAATATGCATTGGAAAAAAAGTTGGATATAGATTATCCGTACTATTTTCTTAATAAATTTCTCAACCCTGTGTGTGACTTGATTGAACCGTTATTTGATGATCCCAAAGAAGAAATATTCGGAGAACTCATATCGGGCTCTAAACCAGAAAAACGTAGTAAATTGTGTGATTATGATCCAAAACAGAAACGTATATCTGATATATTTAAACTTAAAAAATAGAACACATTATAAAACAAGAGAGTATGATTGAATGTATTTTTTCAGAAACATATACAATTTATGAAAAAAATTTAAATCAACTTGAAAAACATAAACTAATCAAATTATATCGCGCGTTATCTATCAGATACAACAAACCATTTTATGAAATTTCTAAAAACTGTAAAATCGTAAACATAGAAGAAGATATTGATATACCGAAAACTCTAAATGAACGTGATTATGATAATAAAGAATATTCGGATTTATTAACATGTATGTTAGAACATACATTCAAAAGAATTGATAAAGTAATCATCCAATCCCTTGAACGCGTGTGTAAAGAAAACACCGGTTTGATTATCTTAAAAAATAATTTAGATTTGATTCAAGACACTCATAAAAAGTCACAAACAAATGGGTATTTATGCCTTGGTATTAATACTAAAGGTACCGTATGTTGTCAAAGAGCTGTAAGAACTGTGGGTAAGTTTCAATTTTGTAAAAAATGTGCAAAAAATGCAACTATAGAAGATGTACCTGTTCGAACATATCACGGGAACATTTATTCAAATTCTGATAAATCACACAGTGACAATTCTGATGATGACGATAATCCGTTTCCGTGTAATACACATTTTAACAAAGTTACTTAAAGTTATGCTTATTTTAATATATAAGATGAATAGATCAAATGTATTATTAACGTCTATAAATGAATTCTACGGAATACATGAAAACCGCGATATTTTGACACAGATATTAAATAAATCCGGTGGTATTTCATTAAGAAATTTAGAATGGTTTATTACAAATTATTCAAAAAAAAATAACTTAACTTATAAGACATGTGATGGTAAATTGTTTAGTGTTCACGTCGCTTACAAATCGAGTTTAGATGGTTATAGTAAAAAGTTATTTGATCCATTTTGTAGAGCGGATAAAATTACATATAACATACCTGGTACAGCTAATGAAATTCATACAACTGTTGCTCAGTTAAATTTCATTAGATGGTGTATAAAAAACAATATAATTGATTATATAAAAGATCATAAAATGCAATTATTTAATAAGCGCGTACCATGAAACCATTTTCGAATGAAAGTGTTTGATAACCAACATAATACATGTTAAGTGTATAATCACTTGTTAATCCATTTACCATTTTTACATCTAGAACAGTTTTATTAGATTTTAATTGACTAAAATCCAAACTTCCCGACGGTTCCACGTTAATCGGATTCATCGAGAATGTATACGTGTATATATTTCTAAATGGCCTTGATAATCGGTTTGATAAAGGTACGGTATATTTGTAATATTTATGATCACTATCTTGAAAACCGGGTACATCTTCACCATTTATAAATATTTTAGCGCTGAGCATTGGTGGATTATAAAATTCATTTATTATTGAATATTGTACATTCGATGAAAAGTTATACCTATTTGCAAATACATTTGCTAATAAATTATTACCACCGGTAAATATTTTTTCGTCTTCAAACTCTTCACGTCTAAAAAACCAATTAATACTTTTAACTGGTATTTTAGGAACGAGTTCAAGTTTGGCACTCGTTTCACCAGCTTTTATAACAGTCGACGGGTGTCTTTGTACAAAATCGGTAATTAAAATATGCTTTTTGTTTTTTATATACGAACGTTCGCGATCTTCTAATGTAATTTCTTCGGTTACAATATCAAAACTATTTAATGATATCGTATCTGTATAGTTAGTAAAAAATGTTTGTGGTTTAAATTTTATATCAAATTGTATTTTTTGTTTATTAATAGCACACGTTGGGAAATATGGACGGTTTGGTTTATTGGTGTCATATTCATCACCTTCATATTTTCTTGAAAAGAAAAATGGTATGGGTATAAATAGTTTAGACTTATACTGGCTAAAAATTTGATTACCCGTTGATAGAGCTGTATCTTCGGCTAAATTTCTATTAACCGTGTACCTTTTTGTCCTCTTTTCTGATTCATCTAGATAAAGTTCATCGTATATTATACCCCAATCAGAGTGAAATGTTTCAATAATGGTTTCGTCTATACGCATTGTTATTGATTCTATGATGTGTCTACCAACTTGATCAGCGTAATAATAATCATTGTCTCCTTCGGATGGTAATCCCGGGAGCTCCATTGAAATATACATATTAGAGAGAAGATCACCCATGTTCCTTGGGTTAAGTGTAACCTTTATAGTTTCGTTAAATGGCCAACTCGATTTAGCATTCCCTGGTTTAATTACATTTGTACTCTTATGAAATTTTCTAAAATTAGAATGTCTCTTAGAATCGTAATTAAATAATGAATTCGTAGTTTCATTTTCTAATAAGTATGTATCTTGTTTACCTATCGCGTTTAGTGATATTATAGCGCCTGTGTCTGGTCCACTTGTATCACACATACTATTTACTATAACACATTTTTTTAAATGTCGTTATACACGATCATTTGCCTATTTTTAAAATTTTTAGATATATACTTTTGTAATGAAATATACCATAATTGTAAATATACTGTAGACAATGAATAACACTGTTCTTTTAACGATTTAACTTTTCCAATTTCAAAATCTCTTATTTTTTTAAATTCTGGGGTTTTTACACGTTCGAAACACGAAAAACATACACGCTTAAGACTTTGACCGAAAAATTTATAATACGTTTCATTATTATATAACCATATAGGTCTGATATTTCTATATTTCCTTATAAGATCTCTAACTTCGTAATTATCTGATTTAATATATACATTTAAAGGACAATTACACAGAAAACAAAAACCTTTGCATCTAAACCGTATATACATAAAAGATTCAGTCGTTATTCTTTTATGTACTATAATAAAATTATACAACCCGATGGGACACAATGTATAGGTATAAATTATGAAGAAGAAAGACCCACTGTATTAGAAGTTCTACCTAACCCTGAAATAGAAATTCAACAACAAGTACAACAACCCGAATATCAATTATTTGAACATAAAGTTTCACATTGGTTAAACTTGTTTATTGTTATAATTAGTGTGTATTATCTACTTGTATACGATAACATGATATCTATATGTAATTGCATGGCATGTGTATTACCATTACACAGTATGAAAAATAATAGTTTGTACGGTATTATTGGGTATACTGTATATATTACATTTTCTATATTGTTTACAACATTTTTGGGTATATATGAATATTTATGGTACTATGTTATTTGTAATTCTATAATTATATGTATTTTTATAACCTCAGTCGTGAAATATATAATATATATCAGGAATCAAACTCAAATACAAACTCAAAATGAACATATTATATGAACAAAAAGACTTAGATGTTGCCAAATCGTTATACGGTAACGATATAGAAAAAAGTGAACGTTTTGCGAGAAGTATACATAAACTCAGAGAGTCTCGCAAAAAGTACGACGATAAAAGAGAAAAGTATAAAATCAAATTTATAGAAACTGTTCCTGAACAGAAAATAGAAAATAGAACAAAAGTTAATACCTGTATTGCTTTAACATTATCCGGTAAAAAATGCAATTTTAGGGCATCTTGTGGTAAATATTGCAAAAAACATTCCGCTAAAAAATAAATATATTGTAATAATAAAATGTTAGATCAGGAAACACTCAGACCCGTTATAATAGCCATGGCACTTTATCTTGCACTTTCCCAACTCATACCAGAACTTTTTAAAAAACCAACAAATATTAAAATAATCGACGATATAGTTGCAATGTTGATTGCACAAAGAGGTTCACTTACATCAGGTACTATTCTTACCGGTATCATTGTTTTCGTTACGAATTACATTAACGACGAATTCTTGTAAAACGTTTTCTTTACTCGTTAAAAACCGTGTTTTTGCGTGATCCATATACCTTAATTTTTTATTGTACGCATCTTCCATGAATTCCATAAGTTGTTCCATATTTGGCTTTCCCCATTGCATACCCGCTTTATAGAGAAAATCATCCCTTGGTAATTTATGAAGTTCACATTTTATAGTATATGGAGTATCTATATACTCTATAGCCCCTCCATAATCTGTTATAATCACAGGCTTATTTCTTATTGCTGCTTCTACAGCACCCATACCAACTCCCTCGGATGATGAAAAATTTACATAACAATCTGATCTACAGTGTATTTCTTCCATAACTTCATCAGAAACTAAATCATTTATTATTGTTACGTTTGGTATATTGATTTTAAACGGATATTTACACGTTGCTTTAACAATTAATCGTGCATCGGGCTTATTTAATCGTACAAATGCTTCTAATATTTTATTAAAGTTTTTTCTCGGATCGTATACGTTACCTATATGATAAAACGTATATGGTCTTTTATCCGGTATATGTGCATGTATAACACAAAACTTTGTATCTGGAAACTGCCTTTCGAAAACATTTTTACAATATTCACTGGGTACTGCAATACTGTCAAATAGTTCAAAAAGTTTACCGTAATCTTCGTGAACAGTTTCGGTTTCACAGACGGTCATACAAACAACTTTTTTTATTTTACGTTTTATTTCTGGTATTTTATCTAACCAATATTTAACAGGAAGTGCAAATATAAAAGCACTATCGGATTCAGGTATTTCCTGGTTTATTTCAATATATTTAGTATACCCATCTTCAGGGAAAAGTTTCATATATTTTTTACAATGTTGACCAATCCCACTCAGGAGAGTTGGTCCAATGAATAACATTTACTATAAAGATTATCTTTCTTTTATATATATTACACAATGGACTCTGTCAGAGAAAAAATAACGATTGAACTCGCTAGATCTAAAATTCGTACCGAAGAGATATACGCTATCATTAAGCAAATTGCCGATCACATAGAACCACCAGCACCAGCACCAGCACCAGCACCAGCACCAGCGCCAGCACCAGTACCAGCGCCAGCGCCAACACCAGCGCCAGCGCCAACACCAGCGCCAGCTCCAGCTCCAAAGTCGGCGCCAAAACCATCCGCAAAAAAAATTACTTCACCAACTAAAAAGGCCCCAGCTAAAAAGACCCCAGTTAAAAAATCTGAATAAATCTAAAACCTTTGTTGCATAGATATTGGCATTTGAGTAGGTGTAGGTACACTTTTACGGTTTATCATATAAAACCCACCACCTATTAATAGAATTATTGTCAAAAGATAGTAAAGAGGGTATTTTTTCTTTTTTTCCTTTTCCATTTGTTCGATATCTTTCTTATCTGGAAGTTTTTTAACGTTTACGTTAAGATCTTCTATCTTCCCGATAAGTTTGTGCAAAGCCTCTAGAATTTGAACCTCTCTATTTATAGGCTTTTCCTTCACATCAATGGATGTTACTTCCAATGTCATAAACCATTCTGCATCCGATTGTAAATCCGTATATGTATTATCACCCTGTAATTCATTTAATTTAAAATCGAGTTTTTGTATTGATATAGGATTGAATAGATTTGTTTGTCTGTTAAAACTTCTCCAATGTTTATCGTGTTGTTTATAATTATTAGATCCATCAAAATCTCTTTCTAGTGCTATTCTTGCAAAAACCTGTCCTCTACGTTCATCTAACATTTGTGCAACTTTTGGTACATCGTCACACAGTATATCTATATACTTGGCACCACTACCCGTACCAGATCCTGTATTACCAATCTGAGTAACATAAAAATCAACTAGTTTTAAACCACACACTTTACTAATATCCGACACGTGTGTATTTGACGAAAGATCGAGATCTATTGTAAATTTGTTATTTGTACCCGTAACAAAATTTGAATCAACAGTTATGTATTGTACCTTTTTTGGTAATTCTTGGAGTGAAACCATCCTGTATTTAGTATATAAAAAAATAAATACAAATAATAACAATGTTTACACTTTATTCAAGCGTGTGTCGTTTATTATCACCGGAATCAAAAAAAATATCACCAGTAATTTCCTGTTCTTCATTATACCCGGGTGTTATATACACAAAAACAGATGCTATGGATACTGTGTTATCCCTGGATAATTCATACGGTGTAATAAATTCAAAAAATGATACCGGCGAGATTATTATATTACAATATCAAAAATATGACAAAACATTCAGTCATTATAGACCCAAGTTTTATAATTATAAATAAAGAATACAAACAATAAATAAATAAATGATATGGACTACATGCACTTACACACCCACGACTACAAAATCGCTTTCTGTCAAGCGACAAATGAACTCTGTGAAGACGTTCAAAGGATTATATGGGATAAATCTCAAAAATATGAACACGAAAACATTGTGTGCCCAGGAGCCCCTAAAAAACAATTACGAAATACACGATTCTCAAAAGAAAGAATCGAAACTTTGGCCGGAAAATGGAAAGGAAAATGGGGCGAATAAACTTTATCAGCGCATGAAAACATTGGCATACGAAGAGTTTTGTTACGATGATTTTAAACGTGAAGAATACGATTCATATTCATTGGTTTTATATAGAACAATGTTAAGTGAATTAGAATATGAAAGGCGTAATTTGAAATACATAAACCTTTTTGGTGAAAAATGGAGAAAAATGCCTAGAAAACATGATAATTTTACACACGAAGATAGATTAACTGAAATACAAGTTCGTATATATGAATCGGTTAACAGGTGTGAAGAATTTCTCGATAAAGAACGTGAATTTAAAATAAAATATTTCAACGATGAAAATATCAACATTGATATATTATAGATACTTAACGAATAAGTTGTAATGTATAGTAATTAATGTTAAATATAATAAACCCCGGTACTAAAACACTTAGAATTTCATGTCCAACCAAACGAAAAGAAGGTATAACCGAATACGAACAGATTAAATCTAAAATAAAAAAAACTACTATAAAATACGGATCTATAATTTCTACCTATCATTTCATTTTTCATACACCTATAGACGGTGTATCCGCAGGATTGGGTGCAATAGCTTCATGTATATATGTAGATTCACTTTCGTCTTACGTGGACAATTTTGAAAAAAAACCTGTATTGAATAAAAGATTAGTTGTACCTACAGTTATTGCTTTATTAGAATCAACGTGGAATTCATCAGATTTACCCTTCGAATTTAATATGGGTGCAACACTTTTTGGATTTTTAGCATATAAAATGTCTTTTTATCAAATACTCGCTGAAGAATTATTAATGTATGACGAGAACCTAAGTCGTATAGACGAAATATAAAAAGTAAAAAAAAATAAAAAAACTAATACAATGTCACTTTTTTATCAGTTATTAAAAAACTCCACAACTGTTTCTCATAAAAAGGAATTAGATGATCTTTTTTCATCTGTTATAAGCGATGGTGAAAATGTTATTGAAATATATAAACTTACATCAATATCTGAGATATTTCCAACTGAAATTGCTGATTCGGAAACAGATATTGCTTATATGGGGTTAAGTAAACTCGACGAACGCGAAGACATTCGTTATGTTGAATTTACTCACGAAATCGAAGGATGCGATGGTATTATTGAACCTTTCATTGAGATGATTAAAGAAAATAAAAAAAATAAAAACTTAATCATTATACCTCGTTCTATTAATCATAAAACACGTGATTTATGGAGTAAGTATTTAAGTAAATATTTTACCGATATTAAAGGGGGTGAAAAGTTTATTACTAAACATAAAATACCAAACAAAAATTTACACTGGAATGAACTTACAAAAACTTTACCTTGTGACAACAATTTGTTTGGTGAGTACAATGATACTACCATGAACAATTAAAAATTAATCTTACTTAAACAATACATCTTTTAATATTATATATACAAATACAATGCCTTACTTAACACACGAATTATTAAAAAACTGTACCACACTATGGAAACTTGATAACATTAATGATCTGTGCTCTAACCTATGCGGTGTAAAATCCACTGTTTATGGATTAAAGGCGGATTTCGGATTTCCTAGTCATCTTATTCCTAAAAATACTAATAACTATATCGCATACATCGGTATTCACAAAAAAAAATTAATCACTTCTTATGGACAAGCACATTTTATCACTTTTTACCACGAACCTAAAAACTATCAATATCAAAGAGACCTCGGTATATTGGAATACATGTATAACATTTACATGGATCAAATGAGTGATGAACTCACGGACGATGAAAATTATGACGAAACTGAAAAATTAAGGGTTGAAGTTTTTCCGTATAAGATAACATCTAAGAATATTGATTATTGGAAGATTGTAATCCAAGATGATTGGGATATAGTTGACAAAATTGATTTGGACGATTTGATCGATGATTTTGGAATAAGGGAACGTATAGATTGGACAGAACTATATAATTCTTTACCCGAAAACATTGACGACGATATAACCGAATTAGATGATTCGGAAGAAGAAATGGAATCTGACATTGAAGAAACTGATAGTGAAATCGAAGAAGGTGAAATTGTGAGTGATAGTGAAACCTAAGTATAACAATAATTAAAATATAAAATAAAATAAAATGAGACCAAACTGTCCCTACGAGAACTGTTACTGTAGATCTGGTAAGAACGGATTCTGTTTAAAACATAAAGAAATCGGTGAAGCTGTTCAAGCTTTACTCATGTTATCAAAAAATAATAATAAAAAATAAAAACTTTATAATAAGTAATAATGCCAGAAGTTGATAATACACTTCATAAAATAATGTCATTTATAGATGATCACTCGGGCGAAATACCCGAAGGCGATTATTTAGATATGTGTAATAAATTACGTGACGTGTATAGAGTAGAAGATAGACCCCCCGTTCGTGTACGAACTTTACCTCGTAGTCTACAAACAAACCCATTTGATTCTATTTACGAAAAATGTATGGTATTGGTTAGAAAAAGAAAAGAAATTAAATCAAATATACTAAAACATAAAATAAGACAAAGGATAACCCGAAGATTTAAAAAAGAAGCAATCGATGCTTTTTGTAACGCCCTAAATTTACCATCGTATAACAGTTTAGATGAATTACGGAACGATGGTTACATAATAGATACTCATTCATTTTTTACTGATTATAAGAATATAATGAATGATCATATCAGAGGATTACAAACTGGTTATGCCGTAGAACTTGATAATATAGAACTTGAAATGGACAGGATTTGTCATTTTATAGAAGCAACTGATAGAGTTATCGATTCATTTTATGAAATAGAGGTGACTATTCAAACCTAAGTTATAAATAATATATAAAAAAATAAAAACAATAGTAAAAATGGACGACCTTGTAAATTTAATGCGTTTAATTGACTTGAATTCCGAGATAATATCTGAAGGACATTATCTTGAAATGTGCAACTCTATAAAAAACGTTCATGAAACCATTTCTCAATTAAATTCGAAATATGATTCCGAATCCGAATCTGACGATGATACACAAAATTTTTATACATTGGAAAGAAGAAATGGTAGTAATGCAATACTTGAACCATTTACTCCACCTATACCATTCTTAGCTGAAAGGTCTAGATATTATGAAGATGATAATAATGGAGAGAATACCTTATATGCGAATCCTGAAGAAAGAGAAGAATTGATGAATTATATGAATTCAATATTGCCATATAATTCTTACACAGAAATGGCAAATGAATTACGAACTCTCGAGGTTGAGCAAAATGAGTATAATATATCTTATATGAAAAGATTGGATGAAAAAATAGTTCGAATGCAAAGAACTATTAATAAAACTAAAACAAGGCAAAGAATTACCGCAACTGTTCGTAAAGAAGCTGTAAAAAGACGCGCACAAGAACTTGGTATACGATTATCTAGATATACACTTGGTAATTTATTGGACAAGGGACACAATGTAGGCAATGAAAGAGAATTTTACAAAGCCTACCTTGATGATTATAATCAAGAAACGGTAAACAAACTTCGTGATTTAAACATGGAGTTACTTCAAACTATTGGCGAGAGAGAAACTATTAGACTTGAAATAAACGAGTTTCATTAATATTTTATTTAAATATCATTTTACACCATTTTTCATTAATATTACCGAAAGGCGAATACTCGAACAGTAAATGTATTAACGCACCCGAAATAATTAACACACCCGTTCCCTTATATATAAACTTTGTAAGACTCATTACTAAAACCTGTAACATTAAACCTATAAAAAGTGCTTCTAAAAGAACTGTGGTCACAGGACGGGAACTCATTTATATTTAATCAATATTTTTTTCTCCTGATACAATATAACAAAACACAAAATGTCTTATAACTCTAACAAGTATAACTCCGTACCAATTTTCGCGTTCGTCGCAGTACTTATCGCTGTCGCGATATACAGTGGTGTTCTCTATTCAAAAACACCAGCCAAAGAAGATCTTACAAAAGATGAATAAACATAACTATTAATAATTATCTCGTGATATATAAAATGATACCTCTTCTTTTAATCATTCTATTTATCATTTTTCTATTATACATGTTACGTAAACGACGTGTTGAGGAATACCTGATAGAAGGTGTGAATCTTTCATGGAGAAACAAATCGGGAGTTGAAGGTATAGTAGAAAAATGGACTCTCGTTGTTAAAGATACACAGGGTAATGAAATACACAGAACTGAAAATAGTGATTTGAATAATAGAAAAAATAATACGGATGTTACACTTAACGTTTTTACGGATAAAACTTTTGGTGATAATATTATTGGTAACAATACGATTGATATTTATTATAACGATGGTTCGGGCGATAAATTAATTAATACACAAATCCTTCGTTTTGAAAAAGATGAGTTTAATGAAGATATAAGTAGTTTTGAATTCCGTAATTTAGATATGTCATCTTGGGAAAATGCACAGAATAAGGATTGTGAGGGTATATATTCAAAAGTTAAGAAAGATAAATCAACCCCGGGTGTAGAGAAGTTTGGGTGTGGACCTTCCGATGATCCTAATAAACACAATTGTCAATTTTGGGAATATAAACACACACAAAAACAACTCGGTACGGGTAAACCGTGTCCACGTAATGAAGGACATGTTATTAAAGTTCAATGGCCTAAAAAAGCAAACACCGATAGAGTAGGTTTACAATTTGTCGATGACCCCGATCCCAATACAGATTCTAAAGTAGCTGATACCCCGCAACATTATAAGTCTCTATTTGATCAACAACAAGCAGTCGTAGATGAACAAGAAAAGGAAAATGCTAAGATCGCAAAAGAAGCGGCGGATAAGGCGGCCGCGGAAGCATTTGGTGGTTTAATACCTAACCAAACTAAACTAGGTGACGATGGTTGGTGTGGTCACGGCGGTGTTGTGATACATCAAGTGGATGGGGATGTGAATACAGCAAAAGGGTGTAAACGTATATGTTCAGATATAAACCAGGTATGGACGCGAGACACTTCGTATGGAAAGTGGGACTCTACCGAAGCTAATCGTATAGTAGAAGAGTGTACAGATGCTAAACTCGATATAATATGGGAAAAGGATGGCGATGGTAAACGTAAACTTCGTTCGGGGTTCACAGCGAGTAAAGATTACGTTCCTCCATCAACATCTAGTGAACCAATGAATTTGTCAGGTGGATTTAAATGGTACTATTACAAAGGTTCATACTTTTCGGATGTAAATTCATTTAGCGGTAAAACTCCTACGAAGCAAGGTGAGAATGTTACCGATTTTAGTAGTAAACATAAGGCGACGGGTGGACATTTACGAAACGATGGTAATGAAGATAACTATGCCGTTAAGTGGGAAGGTTTTTTCGTACCTAAAAAGACGGGTAGTCATAAATTCTGGACGGAATCTGATGATATGAGTTATTTATATGTAAATGACATATTGGTTGTTGATAATGGCGGTTTACACGGTATGGTAAA